AGCCGACTGCCCGTTGAACACCTTGCCTTTTGCGGGTAGTCCGTCGAGTCCGGCGTTCCGTTCCTTCCGCGACGGCTTCGCCTGATACACGAACGGCCAATCGTCAGGGCCGAAGTCAGCCTGCGTGAAGAATCGAGACGCACCACCGGAATCTCCGTACTCGGCGCTTTGCAAATCGTTGGTTTGGTGTGTGCTTGCCGGGGGTAGCCATCCGGCTTTCTGCTTGATGTACGGAGTAGGCGACTTGCCGGTGCCGGACTGCTGGTCGAGTGCTTCCCCTGCCGTCCGGTCGAACACCACATTCGCAGGCCACCGGCCCGTCCCCAACGGCTTGTCGATAGTCGGCTGCCCGTTGCCAAACACGCCGCCAAACGTTCCGCCGTTGAGGTTGTCCTCGGTCGGCACTCGGCAGCCGTCGATGTTCAGCCCACCCGTCCCCCACACCAACACATTCCCCGCCACCGTCCCCACCAGCGGCTTCCGCGCCACCACAATCGGCTCGTGAGCAGGCTTCAGTGCGGTTCCAAGGCCTTCGGGAAGAATCGGTTTGCCACACCCTCGACAAACCGGCCAACCTCCCCACGCTTGTGGTCCCCGTTGCTCGGATACAACTCCAGATTCTCCCGCCGGTTGTCTCGCGGGTCGCGGTTCCGGTGGTTCACCACTTCCGTCCTGTCCAGCATCCGGCCTACCCACTGCGCCATCACCAGCCGATGCTCCATGATGTACCCGTCTGCCCGCGCCATCGGCAGGAACTCCGGAGGACACCGGACGTACCGTGGCCCGACGTAGTTCCCCTTCGGACGCTTGTACGTCACCCCGCCCTTCCAAGCCGGATTGTTCGCACCCGACATCTTTTCCCGATACGAACGGTGGGATTCTTCCGTCCACCCCTCGCGCCCCCTGTGCGCGTGCTTCACCAGTTCCCTGCCCCGAGCCTTCCCGTTGCACTGACGGCTGCACGTCGGATTCTTGACGCGCTTCACCCACGCCGCGTGCGTCTGATACGCGGTCCCGCACTCCGAACAAGTCAGTGTCAGCATGGATGTATGGTACCGGCTGCTCGCACTGGCAGCACTTATCCTTCGCGGACTTCTTGACGTTTAGAGATTTCGGGAATCCTGAAGCGTAATGCCAATGGATGCTGTCCCGAATCTCGAACCCGGCATCCTCAATCGCACACGCCATCCGGTGATACGTCCGCGTCCCACCGAACGCGAGCAGGTGACCACCCGGCTTCAACACACGCAACGCCTCCGCCGCAACCTCCGTGAACCACTGCTGAAACACGGTCAGCGCGTCCAGCCTCGCGTTCGGAAACTTCGGCTCCGCACAATCGCAAGGGTTAGAACTGAACTTCCACCGCTGGCACGCCTCGCACCGGACATTGTTCACCCGACTGTGGTTCGGCAACTTGCTGAACCCACCGAGCGTGCCGGCCTCTATCTCGTTGAACTCCTTAGAAGGCTTGGCCTTCCACGGCGCGTCCCAATCCTTCCCCATAAACAACTCCAACCCATACGGCGGGTCCGTCACGACCGAGTCCACCGAGTTGTCCGGCATCTGCCGCATCAACTCCACACAGTCACCGTGGCGCAGGTCCACGTTCATCAGCCATCCTCCCACAAATCCTCGTCGTCGAGCGCGGCAGGCTCGAACCTCTGCGCCAGCGCATCCAGACTGTTCGTCGCATCCGCAAACGTAATCCCGAGACGGAGACGGGCAGACGGCGTCAGGCCCAACTCGTTCTCAAGCCGCAGGATCGCACCCTCCAACTTCATCAGCCCGTCGAGCGCCGGGTTCAGACGCGGCTGCCCCTGCGACCCCGCAACCATCCGACCCTTCTCAAAGATCGGACGGGTCCGTGCCGTTGACTAGCTGCGACAGTTCCGACTCGAAGAATCCGCGCCAGGACTCGAGCCGCGCACCGTCGAGTCCATCGGGCGGGTCCGGGACGACGACCGACGCGGGGTCGTGCTGCTCGATTAGCCGCAGGTTGGAACGGGCACGCCTGTTCTGACGCTTCCCTTCCTCCTTCGGCAGCGGACCACGACTACCCATCGACCCTCACCGCCTTCTCGCCCGTCAGTATCTCCCACCTGCGAATGATGACATCAGCGTAGGCCGGGTCCATCTCGACAGCGCAGCAGGTCCGTCCGGTTTGCTCTGCCGCGATGAGGGTCGTTCCCGAGCCGCAGAAAGGTTCGTAAATCACGTCATCACGTTTAGTGAACGCCTCGATCAGCGCCGCATACAGCGCCACTGGCTTTGGACACGAATGCAGTTCCCGCAGAGACTTGCCGTCCACAGTCTCACGGTCAGTCGGAATCTCAAGCACGTCGATGTTCAGACTTGTCCGAGGAGGCTTCCCGACGACAAGCACCGGCTCCCAGACGGACGCACCGCCAAGTCCGTTGCCCGCAGCAGCAAACTTCTTGTTCCACACGATCACCTTCGATCGCCCGAAGCGGCTGATGTCCCTAGCAAGGTTCGGAAGTCCCGGAGTCCAAATCAGAACGTCGGGTCCGTGACGGAACACATCAGCGATCAGCGCAGCGTTCGCCGCGTTGTCCGAATCATCGTGGCTGTTGTATTCGTAGCCGATGCCATACGGAGGATCAGTCACAAGTACGTCGGCAGTCAGCGTTCCCATCGCGGATCGAGCAATATCCGCGTCGCTGGCATCGCCGCAGAAAAGCCGATGTCTTCCGAGTTGCCAGACTTCGCCAGCCTTCACAACAGGGTCGACGGGCAGGTTCGGAATGTCGTCTTCCTCGACTTCAGTTTGAGTCTTCGGGGACGCGAAGCCGAGAGCCTCGATGTCAAGACCGGCAACCTCGAGTTCCACGAGATGCTCGTCCAGAACCGCCACGTCCCACTCAGCCAACTCCCCGGTCCGGTTGTCCGCCAGCGCATACGCCCGCGCCTGATCGTCCGACCACTCGTCCGGCACGACCGTCACCGCGAGTTCAGTCCAGCCAAGCGACCGCGCCGCCTCGAGCATCCCGTTGCCCGCCAGCACCGTCCCGTCCGAACGGATC